GGACCTTTAATAACACCAGTGCCAAGAAGCGCACACTCAAAAATAGCATGGCGCAACACAGTAACGGCACTGGTATCAAGTAGTTGATCCTGTATACACTTCTCCATAATACGCGCAGCTTCTGCTGCAGGTTCTATTTGTGGTTCACCCATACGTGCTGGACCTGCAGCAACGTTAGCTCCCATGTATTTACTTTCAAGACCACTCAGTTCTGCTGGTTCAGGTTTGCTTGTTGCCTCTGTAGCTCCCGGCAAAAGTTCTCTACCGTCACCTTCAAAACCAATTACATCTTCTGGAACGTCTTCTTCTTCCAACGGAATCTTACTTAGATGAGCAAACTCATCAATACCCATCGGCATAGGTGTTGATTCCACTGAAATTGGAAACTTATTATTGGCAAATAGAATATCAACTATCTGACCGTACGCAGCTAGAACCTTAGTTTTGGTTATTTTAATAAAAACCTGACTTCGCTCATTACTACGGTATTGTGTACTAGAATCGTACATACCACGGTAATTTTTATAAGCTCTTAGCCAGCGTTCTTCTTCTAGTCTACGTCCTGACTCAGCATCACGAAAACGTTCCATGATTGTGCCGACAATACCTGTTGCCTCTTTGGCTTCAGGTACGTCAACCATTTCTTCATCTTCGTTGTCGAATTCATCTGCCATAAGATTTAGATTCCTTGATCAGACGAAGCCATGATCATAGCTGCTTGGCCCATGTGCTTGTTACCGGCTTCTGAAGGAAAATCCTCAGTGAGAACACCCGTCTTCGTACCGACATCAAATTCAAGTCCTTCACGATACAATGCGCTTTCATTGGCATCAGACATGTCACCTTGTTTGCTCATCTGACCCATAATGTAGCCTTCACCGTACATTTGCTTGTTACCTGCTGGCATTTTACTTCTCCTTTTACAGTTGATTGTTAACGTTCTTGTGCAAAACCTACTAAATCTTTAGGTTGTCTTGGAAAATATCTTTGAGCTATATCTTCTCTAAGATTATTTAATTTCTCATTATTTGCTAATTTTCTAGAAAGTTGTCTTGGTTTAAGACTAGCATTTCTGTCTATAAATGCTTTAAACTCAGGAGTCTGTCTAAACTCTTCATTTATAGCCATCTGTTCTTGTACATCTTCTACGTCACCTGTTGTAAGAAACATCGGATTAAACGGAGATTCTTCTGCAATCTGCAATAAATCTTGTTGTTCTCTTGCAATAGATTCGTCCAATTCAGATATAGATAACTGATCTGCATAATCATCTCTAAATGATTTTTCAGCCATAGCCTCTGACGCATAGTACGCTGGACCAATAAAACCACCCACTACAGGAAGTTTCTTACCTAATCTTCCCAATCTTGACAGGATGCCTCGTTTTGGTTTATCTTGTTTTGGTCCTTCTTGTAAAAATTCAGGTAGAGGTTCTTGTGCAGGAGCATCTGGTGACGTAGTGGTAGTGGGTGTTTCTGTTGATCGTAAATCCACACCTGCTTCTTTAAGCGCACGATATATTTTCTCATCCTCAGTTTCAACCGTTTGAACTTCAGGCGACACAAGATCATCCATTTGTTGTGTCACTGGTTCTGTCGGTGTAGGTGTTGTTGTTTTTCTTTCTAATGGAGGAACATACCCTTTAGGGCGTACTACACCAGACATTCTATTTTGCATCGTGACTTTTGCATCACGATCTGTTATTTTTTGGTTCTCCATGCTACTGCGAAGCATATCGGGAATATCTTCACCACGTTCTTTATACAGACGAAACTCTACATCCTCATCTGTTTCACCAAATAATCTATTTTGATCTATAAGGTCTGACTTTTCTTGATTGGATAGTTGATCTATACGTTTAGTTTCAGGATCAGCTGTTAAAGCTTCCATCTGTTCTGATGCTGTTTTAAGTCTTTCAACACCAGCTTCGGCTCTTGTAGCTGCTTGTTCTATACCCTCTGCAGCCTTTTCTGCTTCTATAGATAATTGAATAGCACTTGTTTTAGCTTCAGATTGAACTGCTTCTGCTTGATTTTGTATTCTACCAAATTCAGTTTCAGGAATGAAATTTGGAATATTATCTGCAGCTTTTTTAAATCCAAGAGATTTTAACCAATTTTGAGGATTTGCAATTCCAATATCTTTAGTGTACAAATGCACAAATTCGTCTAAAGCTAGAGAAAAACCTGATTTACGACCTGCCCTCGTCACTTTATAATGGGACATGCCCATATCTTTTCCAGCACTATGCCCTAATACGCCATTTGCAGTTTTTGACCCAAGAACTTCTTCTAGAACATCAAAAACATTTTTTCTTAAATGTGATACTGAAAAATTAATATACTTATTGGTATTATAATTAAAAATTTTAACACCGTCTTTTTTTAATTCTTCGTTAACAGCTTTAGCTATTACTTTTTTATATTTATTTTCTGCTTTTTTAGTGCTTTTTCCATGCGCGTCTATTAAATTTTTATCTGAGTAATCATCTATACCTGTTTGTCTCATCATATCTTCAGCAGAAGGAACAGGCCAAAGAGTGGTGCGTCCCGCTCTTTCCGCTCTATCACCCTGTTCTCTTAAAACTTCGTATACTACATCTCCTAAATCAAAAGGCACTCTGTTACCTTTGTTGAAGATTATAACTCTCTTGTCATTTCTACTTAAATACTTTACACCGTCTTTTCTTAAAGACATGTCTTCAGGTTCAAGTTCTATCTGCGTTATATCAGGATCACGTAGACCTGTCAGAAGTTTTACGGTAAACCAAGATTTAGTATCAGGATCGTCCACCTTCTGTAACGCACGTTCAATAATACGATGAAGTTGCTCTTGAGGTGGAAAAGATAAATTTGCAGCTGTTCTAGCTGCCGCTCTGTTAAATCCTTTATTTCCTTGTTTTGCCTGACTTAAACGTTGTTCTTCATCTTTAAAATAATTACCACCTACGCCTGAAGGTTTATTGAAATTAATTAAAGCCATAAAATCAACGGCAAATCCACCAACATTAGCTTCTGACCGTATCTTTCCAGTTTTATCTAAACTTAATTTAGGATCATTTCTAACTACATCTAATAGTGAATCATACCCTTTTTTGCTGTTTAAAACGGACATATCATCGTCTAACGATATGTTAGAAGCTTGTATAAACGGAATTAATCTGATATAATTACCTGCAGTGCCGGGATTAGCTAATGCTTTAGCTTTTATTCCCTCTTCTATTGTAATGCCGTATTTTTTAGCCATACTATTTTAATATCCAAATATCTGATTGATTGGAGTGTAAGTTTGTTCTTTAACTCTATTCATCATACCTGCGTGTGGTAGTCCAGTTTGTCGTGTCATACACATATACCTTAAAGCATCGTAGGCGTGGTCTTCTGCCTTGGTATCCACATCTTCAGAGTTTGTTCTAGAAAGTGGTAAAGTTGGAAGAGTACGCACAAGATTAGTACAAGTAGAAAAGATACGCATACGTGGCTCACCTGTCTTTTCATTCATCATCAATCTACGATGTAACTCTATTTTTCCTGCCATACGATTTTTATCTGCGGGTATGAAGCGTACACCATTACGTGTTAGAGTCTCTGCTATACTGGGTCCAGTTCCGTGCTTTGACCAACAGGCTCCGTCTAACACAGATACATTCATTGGTGGATCAAACTCCTCTAATGCTGTAATCATTGCAGCCAGAGTTTCACCAGTGTATCCTGAACTATATAGTTCTCTGTATATCCAGAAGTTATTGTCCCAATCTACGGCACCCCAAAGAACACAACTAGGACTACTGTAGCCATAATCAGCAGCGCGTATTCTGGGCCAATTATATGGTATCTCAAACGGTTCAACAACGTGGACTGCTCTATCAAACTCTGAAAACGCTGCGCCATCTGCAACATCCCAATCTCCTTCAAGTAATCTTCTACGTTCTACTTCTGGCAAAGACAACAGCATCGCTTCGTACTCGCCAGATTCTGCTAGGTGTGGGTTGTCTGTTAGCCTTGCAGGTATGAACCTTCTTTGAAATAATGGTTCACCCGGTCTTTGTGGATGATTGGCACTGTGTAGAAGTATTTTACCTGTGTCTATATCTGTAGCCCAAAATGGATCGTTGGGTGGAGAAGGATCAATAAACATCTTTTTAATCCACCAACCACCGCTACCACCGGGGTTAGCTGAAGCTCTCATGTACGTGTCGATAGTTGTATCGGTTGTACGTAGACGACTTCGTAGATAGTTCCACACATACGGTGTGGGATAATGGCCTAACTCATCAATACCTATCCATGTAAACGCTTGACCTTGGTATCTCGCTGCGTCCGTATCCTTATCGACGTAACTAAATAAAGCTGTAGCTCCGCTGGGAAACGACCATGTATTCTTTGACTCTCTAAATACTGCACCGGGAAAAGCTTGTGGATAGATTTTACGTGATTGATCTATTAGCTCCGTCAGTTCTGCCAGTGTTCGTCTGAGTAGAAGTGCGCGGTGATTAGGATTGTGCGCGTAGCGTAGTAAGTCCATCAACATAGCGAATGACTTACCACCACCTGCTGCACCACCGTATAACACTTCTTTCTCTGGTGCTGCTAAGAAGTCCGTCTGTGGGCCGTCATTAGGATTAAATAATATTTGTGTGTGATCGTCTAATCTTGCCCGTACACTTTTAGGAAGCTTCTTAACATTCTCTTCGACTGCCAGCCCTCCGCTTCTCATTAACTTTTCGGCGTGTTTGATGTTGGCTGACTTGTCGTTGAGAGAATCTAGTTTTTTCTTTGCCTTTGCTTCTGCGTTCTTTAAAGACTTGATGCGTTTACGTGTAGCTCGTTTCTTTCTTTCAACTCTTGATACGTGGTAGTTTCCTTTTTCACCTTCTTTTAGCTTTGGTCTACCACTCTTACGTTTTAATGTATTTTCAGTCACTTTTTCTTTCTTTTACTACGCTTCTTGACTTTACCACCTTTGTTAAAAGGTATGGATAAACGTCCCATAATAGCTTTTTGTGTTGGTCTACCAATTCCTTTTTCACCGGGTGTGCGTCTATACTCTAAAGAACCAGTACCACCAAAAATCGGTATTTCTACTCCTACATCATATATATTTATTGGTTTACGTGTTGTAGGATTAACACGTCTATACTTAAATTCAACGCCTACCCCTTCTTTGTTCTTAACCTTACCCCTTGCAAAAATAGATTTTGATCCTTTACGTTTCGTATAATTTACACCAAAGTCTACTGGTCTTGTTTCATTAGAGTATGGTTTATCCTTTGGTGCCATTATTGTTAGTCTCACTATATAGATTGTCAAATGTTACAGAAGCATCTAGATACGATTCGTGTGCTTCTGCAGAATGTGTCCACTGTGACGGTGTAAAGTCTGGTGCGCCTTCACCCGTACGCCATAGTGCTGGACTTGTTGCGCGTACACGATTATTAGGTAAAGCTATCAGATTGCCTTTCCACTGTCCTTCTGTAAGATACAACACATGAGATTGTTTGTGTTGTGCAGGGTCATCTGCAATCTCGCTATCAGTGTAGTCCACTGTAAAAAGATACTTACCAGTATAAAACTCTCCGTCCACTTTGCAGAGCCAAGGAGATGAACTAACACGATCCATTACTATGGTACTGTGATTTCTTGATTCACAATCCCAAGGTTGACATATATGGTCCTCCATGGGTTCAGGCCATTCTTCTAATGGTATATCTGCTACCATTGCCTGTATGGGCATTCTGGCCCACATTGCGCCACCGTGTACGTTTTCTTCAGGACCGTCTTCTTGATCTATTTCACATCCTGTAAACACAACCTGAAAACTTAATGATCTGTCAGGTATTGTATTAACAGCAAATGCTAAAGCATGAATATATTCGTCGTGATAATTTATATGATTATGAGTAAATTCTTTTCTTATCCAACATTTAAAATGTGGTACGTTACTTATCAGATAGGACATATTACCTTCTTTTACGCATTGCTCCACCTCTAGCAGAGCCTTTGGTTTTTTTCATGACTCCACCACCGTTCTTCATGCCCCCTCTGGCAGCGCCTTTGGTCTTCTTTCTTTTCATCATACCGCCGTTAGCAGCGCCTTTGGTCTTCTTTCGCATAACACCGCCGTTAGCAGCGCCTTTGGTCTTCTTTCGCATAACACCGCCGTTAGCAGCGCCTTTGGTCTTCTTTCTCATAACACCGCCGTTAGCAGCGCCTTTAGTCTTCTTTTTTTTCATCATCCCACTAATCTCCTTTTATTCTTCAAAATCTTGAATTAATTCATCTTGTTTTGGTGTTGGTTCACAGTCACAAGTTTCAGGATCACATTTGCAACCCTCTTTACCGCATCGTGGACATACATCATCTTCATCTACGAAGAGTGTTGAATCATAACACGAAGTGTTTTGTGTAAAAGAATAATTAAAATAAGGTAGTCTTTCCATTGTACGAACCATTGCCATGCTAAACATATTTGTTGTCTCCACTATCATATTGTATAGTTGGCTACACGCCCACCATACGAATATTTTTTTACTACACCGCCACTCATGGTTCTGACGTTTGTTGGCTTACCGCCTACACCTTGTGGCTTTGCTCTTTTACGTGCTACCGCGCTAGCCTTCTGCGACTTTGACATTCTTCGTGCTTTAGCTAGTGGAACACATTTGGGATACTTACGCTTGCTGCCTTTAGCTGACTTACGACCACAAGGTTGATACTTGCCATCCTTCTTTGGTGCGCCGATATCGACCCACTTCTCTTTGACCCACTCGCGTAAACCCTTCTTGCTCATATCGAATAGTTTGCTACTCGTCCACCATAGGCATAGTTCTTTACCATGCCGCCAGTGTTTTTCTTTTTACGCTTCTTCTTTTTACCACCGGGTTTAACCTTACCACTGCATACAGCACTGGCGTACATGTTTGCGTACGCCGAAGGATACACATCAAACTTTCTCTTAGCTGCCGCTTTACCTTTAGGACATAGTTTTGCCATTAGCACTTCCACCTTCGTCTTGCTTGCCGTATGCGGCTGTTTGGATCGTTACGTGTTTTTGCAGAGGATCGTTTCAACTGTCCTAGTGATCTAGCACAATAACTCTTACGCCTCTTAGCAGCTTTGCTGCCCTTTTTGACTTTGCCTGTTACAGCTGTCTTCAGTTTGCTACCGGGATTGGCTCGTCTGTGTGCAGCTACACCCGCCTTGGTCATACCGGCACCAGCCTTGGTGGGGCGATAGTTCTTCTTGGTACGGGGTATTGCCTTTTGTCTCTTACGTGCCATTACAGTATACTTTGTATATCTATTATTATTTCTAGAATGTGTAAGGCTATTTCAAATAATAGTAAGCCTATGATCAGTTTTACATACATACGTCATGATAACGAAAGTTAGAAGCGCGTCTAAAGTTATTATCGTACTTCGTGCAAGTAGGTCTGAATAGTCTGAGTATGAGGCGTTTGAACATTATTACGATTTCTCTGCAGACATCTTGGCTACACGACCACCGTAAGCGTAATTCTTTTTGATTGGACCGCCAGACTTAACACCCGGTTCTTTTCTCTTTTCAAGTATTGCTCTAGCTTCTTCTAAATTAGCTTCTGATCTAATTAGAGGGTATGTGTTTCCATCTACAACTACCTCTTTATCATTTCCATAAAGTAATTCTTTAGCAATCTTGAAATCAAGATACTCTTGAGTCGTTCCTTTTCTATTCAAAGGTGTTTTTAAAAATCTTTTTAGGTCAGCCATCTATCATCTCCATTACGATTTTTCTGCAGACATCTTGGCTACACGACCACCGTAAGCGTAGTTCTTTTTGGCTGAACCGCCAGAGGCTTCTTCATCCTTGAAATACCGATGTTTATATTTAGATTTATTTATATCCTCCGTTAAATAAAAAAGTTTTTGTTCTTTCGCAATTTTAACAACTTTATCATCAGACACGGAGTCATATTTTGGACCTAGATATTTTCTAGCTCGATCTACTTCTCTAGCTTCATCAAGAAGTTTTTCCAACTCTTCACTAGACATTGTTTTCTTCTTTTCAGCCATCTATCACTACCTCCACTTCCTTTGGTTTTTCTTTGGCAGGAAGCATAACTACGCCGTGAACTATCTCACCCTGCACTTCTGTTATCTGTTTCTTTCCCAGACCTACACGGTCTAGTATGGCTTCTGCACTTTTTAGGCGCATGTCCATTTGATTCATAGGAACAGTACCATCAGCATCCAGACCCTCAGTTACACGGTGTGCAGCTTTAACAGAGTACGATGCTAGCATGGAACGAGTACGCTCTAGTATCTCGTCCTTGAGCGTACGCATTAGCCATGAACGGCTGGTTTCTTTGTAGCCAGCTTCGGCTACCGCTTGCCCGACTTTACCACCATTAGCGATAAGACAATTTATAAATTTTTCTTGGCGATCTGTCAGTTCGCGTTTTTTAGTGATAGCCGGTAGACTGGACACAATACGTTACTGTCCTTTTTCTTTCATGAAGATACCGGCAACAATGGTTACAGCGGCAACACACCACATAGCCAGTGCCAGTGCTGGAATGATTGCTGATAGAACTACGGCTCCCAAGCCTACAGCAACCCAAGTAGTGGGTTCGATAATGCGGCTCTTAATCCAAGTCATGACGTTATTCATAATCATTACACTCCTATCTTTGGTGCTTCTTTGTTATCATCGTCGTCCTGTGGATGACCAAACTCTTCGTTAATTGCGTTTATGTTTTCTTCTGTCATACATTCCATAGCGTGTACACGGCGTATAATCTGCTTGAAATTGTTTATGACGCTACGAAAGTACAGTAGCTCATTGTTTTTTAATTCTGTCATACATGCTTCGCGTGTCTCAAAAGGACGAAGCATCTGTACCCAACCTTGTTCTGGAAGTTTACCGGGAGTTACAGCTATGAAGACTGCAATGAAGTATGGTGCTGCTTGAGATGATATTAACATTATTTTAATTACACAAAAAAGATGGGGAGACGAGATTGTGTGCTGTAATCCAAACGTACGAAAGCGATTTACGAATGACGCTTTTTAATGGGATATAAATCAAACAGACACATCGTAATACATCTCGCCTCCCATATGATCTATTATAGTCAATATGTGGTATGTGTCAATATAAAATATAAAAAAATTATAAAATAATACACTTTGTTCTTGACAGATTCGTGGTGGCACGTATAATAGACACACAGTGTCAATATAAGGAGTAGAACATTTATGTATGATTTTACAGAAGGACGCATAAAACGTAGAAGAGAACGCATAGTCACATTGATCATAGTGCTACTGTTTCTTTTTATAATTATCTTCCTCATCCCTGGATGCACAACACTTAAAACAGCATTTTCAGTACCGACTATAGAGTTAAAAACTATCTCTGAAGCAGATATATTACACAATAAATATTAATAACGCTAACTCTTCTGTCCTATTTAGCCGCCAGCTAGCACGTTGGCGGTATTTTTTTGTGTAATTCAAAGTTGCTTAAAAAAAATAAAAAATAGAGCAGCTGTGAGTACACATATGTATATGGGGGTAGTGGCCCTATCCGCCCCTAGAAGCTCTCCACGCACGTAAAACATCGGTGATGATGACGATTTGATCATTATAGCAATATAAGGTTAGCTTTTAGCGCAGTATGTATAACCTCGCGCCATGTCCGCGCTAGTTTTTTTTAATCATGCCTGACAAAATTATTTTGAGGGCAGCAAAGCGTAACTTTTAGACCCATAGCGCAACCCTGGTTCCCCTTTACATTCAATCCCGTGCCCAAATATTGCCAGCCAGCACGTAGGCAAAAAAGAACCCCCAGCGTTGAAGCACTGGGGGTTAAGTTTCAGGGAGCAACTAGGCGTTAAAAGTCGATGACTCTCTCTCTTCGATTTCGTTAGCAGCAGACTTCGCAGCGTAAGCCCGACGGGTTGCCAGATAGGTTTTAGCGTCGAGTAGATCAACCTCTCCAACAAAGTCGGGGCGATTAATGCGTTCAGCGGTGCCACTGTCCACAACAATGTCTGTGTTGGGTGATTCCGAATAAAGCTTGATTGAATAGTCTTGTCCCTGCTGATCGGTGAAGGTCAATTCGAACGTGTCTTTGCCAGTTCTCACGTTAGATACGCGATGCGTGATGTTTAAGCTGGTGAAACCAAACGCTGTGACTTCTGGTGTCCATTTGCTAGCACGTAAAACTAAGGCCATGTCGTCGTCTCCAATTTGATGTTTAAGATGGTGTAACCATATACAACACATAGAACGCCGTCAATATGCCAACAACGGCCAACACTGAGCCAAGGTTCTCCAACCAGCTGCGACGGGTGCGTTCGTCATAGTCGTTAAGCTGGTGAAAGCGAATGTTGCGTAGAATGGCCATCATATCATCTCCATATCTGTAAGAACGCTAAATTCTTCGTGAGTCATAAGCCGGTGCTTTTCGATCTTTGCTTTGTTCAAAGCAGCGATGCGCGCCGGGATAACTTCGTTCCAATTACAGGCATCGCAGCACCGACCAACACTGCTAACAGGTTCGGGATTGTTGCCCATGCCTTCGATGCCATCGCCACATAACACACAATAATTATCTTCGTTATCGCTCATTTCATACCTCCAAAAAGTTAGGGCGGAACATTTCTGTCCCGCCCGTAGGTTTTAGACAACTGCCGCTAGAATAACAAGAACAAGAATAACGGCAGCAAGAACCCCAATTCGATAGAGCAACAATAAGATTTCCATCTACTGTACATCTTACGCCACAAGCTCTAGTGCGCGTTCATGCGCCTTGGTCTTGATGTCCCGGCCTGACGTTGCACCGTACAATGCACGGTCTAGGCGCAGGTCCGCGCCGTAATCCCTGACAGGTTTATGGTCGGCCATCCACATAACAGTCTGATAAGCTCCCCACAGTGTACCTTCAGCAGACTTCAAATCGTGTCCAGGGTTTACCGGACCGTCCACCTGGGACGCTTCTTGCTCAACCGGCTGCACGTCTTCACGCTTGCTTTCAAGCGTTTTAATGTCGATGTCTTTTCCAGCCTTAATGGATGCAATCAGGTCATCAAGGGTTGCGGCCTGAGTAGCTGCTACTTCAGCCAGCTGAGCCTTAGTCTGAGTCTTTGCCTTGCTGGTAGTGGCGCTGAACTGTTGACCACGAAAAGCCGCCATTGCCTTGCGTACACCTTCGGAATGGATGACAACTCCATTTTCACCTTCGCGCTCTTTTCCGCCAAAGACGTATTTGAAGAATTCTAATTCCTCGTCACCCTTTAGAACTTTTTTCGCCATTGCCTTGGCTACTTCCTCAAACTTGCCAAAGGTTTCCGACGAAATACCAAGCGCAACTTTCATTGCTTCAGCGTCAAACGGTACACGGTGATTATGTGTGACAATGTCATCAGCACGTTGCAGCGCCAGCCGCATGGTATTATTGCAGACTACGCGAATCGGTGTCAGCAAGGCACTGTTGGCATTAACGCCAGTGTGGGCAATGGTGAACAGTAGGTTATTATGAACTTGGTCGTCTTTTCCCAGCGTAAAGCCTTCGTTAGTCGTTGCCATACACCAAACCTTTTTTCCGCCAAACAGCGAACCGGCAGTGTGTAGAAACATTGACTTGTCTTCAATGAACGGCGCGAAGAACTCGAAAAGGTCGGCGTTTTGAAAAGGCTTGTACATCGTACCAGCGACGTATTCGCCAAGAATGGCACCATCCGATTCCCGCTCGATAAAGTGGCTGTTTGGCACCACTTCGCCGGGGTGGGTTGCATGGTCGGGTGGGTAGTGATTGGCGGTCATAGATACTGTCCAATCAAGGCCAGCTGCCTTCATCATGTCAGCTGGTGACATGTCGTTCGTTACTGCTTCGCCCAATCCATGCCAGGGAACTTCCCCGGCATATGCCATTGTTTCGATTTCGTGTGACATTGTAAAAATCCTTTCGTTGTCACGTTTCAAGAAATGCAAAGATAAGCCCGAAAAGTCGGGGCGGCAAGAACTTTTATTAGGTTGGACGATGCTAGCAGATAGGTCGAACCAAGCTAGCAGAAAGGACGAAACGACGAAGGGCCGCAACGACGGAGACTGAATCGCTGCGGCCCTTTAATTTGTCAGGCTTCAGACTGCGGGATTGGGAGGCACTACCGCTGTCTTTTTAAGGCTGACAAAATTGTTTTAAGGCTGACAAAATTGTTTCACGGTTTATTCTATTTGTTCATATTCCCCTTTTTTTAAAAGTAATTCAATTTTCAAATCTTTGTTTGACTCCACAAATATTTTACCTTCTTTTACATAATCAGGTTGGTTGTAAGCTATTACAGCACTGTACGTTTTATCTTTGTTTAGACTTCCATAGCCTAAAACACTGTAATTTTCTCTAGGTTTTATTTTCATCATGATTATTACAATGTCCTTTTGACTGTAAGGATATCTGTCACCGACTTAGGAATACCAGCCGCCCTTGCAGCTTTCAACGTACGAAATTGTTTTGTTGATCCATCATGATACTGAGCTTGCCATTTATTTTTGGCTAATCTCTGTATGATGTAAATCCGTCCATTTGGATTAACATCATTTGACCAATCACAACTATTTCGGTATTCCTTCCACAGACTGTTATCATTGTCGCCAGCATCGCACCTACGTTGAAAGATGTCTCGCTTATAACGCTCGTTGTCTTCTGCAAACATGTCTGAGAAAGCACGTTCTAAGCGATTGCGTGTTCCAATACTAGGTTCCTGTGAGATAATATCACCTATTGCCTCGTAATGTTTCTTCGTGAATTTAGGAGTGGACATAACCATTCCTTTCAATCAGAAGATACATATTACAAT